TGTTTAAGGTTATAGTTCAAGAAAAAGTTTGATATATTTATATATCAAAAATAGTTGAAAAATACTTCTCAAATGACTTGATATTAATTGCCTTTAGAGTGATATATATACACGACAAAGAAATACACAAGTCTATTGAGGAGGATTGAAAATGAAAGAGAAAATTAAAAACCAAATCGACAACATGAAAAATCAAACAATCGGTGTCGAGATTGAGATGAACAACATTACAAGAAAGAAGGCAGCTGAATTAGTAGCCGCATTCTTTGGAACAAGAGCATGGAACGCTGCAGGCGAATACGGATATTCAACATGGGCTTGCAAAGATACAAACGGTAGAATTTGGAAGTTTCAAAAGGATGTTAGCATTGCAGGACCAGACGATGAAAAATGCGAAATGGTAACACCAATCCTAAAATATGAAGATATCGATGCATTACAAGAGATAATCAGAATTTTAAGAAAGGCTGGAGCAAAAAGCGATGCATCAAGAATGTGTGGAGTTCATATTCACATTGGAGCAAACGGTCACACACCAAAGACCATGAGAAATCTAACAAATATCATGGCCAGCCACGAAGGTTTATTAGCAGAGGCTTTAGAACTTGATAGAAACAGAATTGGCAGATACTGTAAGATGGTTGATCCAAGATTTCTAGCTTCCTTAAACAAAAAGAAACCTTCAACAATGAGTGGTTTTGCAGACGTTTGGTACAAAAGCCAAAATGAAGATTATGCAAGAAGCCATCATTATAATGGTTCAAGATACCACATGCTAAACTTCCATGCAACTTTCACAAAAGGAACAATTGAATTCAGATTATTCCAATTTGATGCACCTAAAGATGGCAAACAAAACGGCCTTCACGCTGGCCAATTAAAGAGTTACATTCAATTATGCCTAGCACTCAGTCAAATGGCTAAGGAAGCCAAAGGAGCCTCACCAAAGCCGCAACAAAACGAGAATCCAAAGTATGCAATGAGAACATGGTTATTAAGACTTGGATTCATCGGTGAGGAATTCGCAACAGCAAGAGAATTCTTAACAAAAAGACTATCTGGTGATGCAAGCTTTAGAAGCGGGGTAAGACCTGCTTCTATGGTTTCAGCTTAAGGAGGTGCAGCATGAGTAAATATTACATTGCTTACGGAAGCAACCTCAATGTTAACCAGATGAAAAGAAGATGTCCTACTGCTAAGGTCGTTGGAACTGGGTTTATTGAAGATTATGAATTACTTTTCAAAGGTAGCAAAACTGGTGGTTACCTGACAATTGAAAAAGCAGAAGGAAAATCACTACCAGTTGCAATTTGGAAAGTAACTGAACTCGATGAACAAGCACTCGACAGATACGAAGGTTATCCAACCTTTTATTATAAGACCGATGTTGAGATTAATATCAAAGGCATCAAAACAGGATCTGAGTATAGAAAGAAAGCATTCGTTTATATCATGCACGAAGATCGAGATGTAGGGATGCCTTCAAAGTCCTATGTGATGACATGCCTTGAAGGTTACAAAACATTTGGATTTAGTCCTAAGTATCTAGAAGAGGCATTAAAAAGAACTATGGAGGTTAACAATGAAAGCAACAACTGATTTTATAAAAACGTGTCCTTTGTGTGGTAAGGAATACAAAGGTCATCCAGCAATTTCAAGAGTAGATAATCAAACACCAATATGTCCTACTTGCGGAACCAGACAAGCCCTTGAGGGACTTGGTTTGAAATCTGATGAAATTGATAAGATAATACTCGAAATTCCGAAAATTGAAGATTTGTAAAATTTTATATCAAAAACAAGGGAGTCGATTTAATTGGTCGGCTTTTCTTTTACAAAAATATGGAGGATGAGGTTTTGGGAAGATTAAAGAATTATGTTCCTACCAAGTTCAAAGCCAAAAACTCCGTTTACAGTAAAGAGGCAGCAGACAGAGCTGTTTGCTTTATTGAGTCATTAAAACACACAGATGGGGTTTGGTATAAAAAACCGTTTGAACTCCTTGATTGGCAGGAACAAATAATAAGAGATGTATTTGGAATTTTGAAGCCTGATGGATATAGACAGTTTAATACAGCCTACATCGAAATACCAAAGAAACAAGGAAAGAGTGAACTTGCAGCAGCAGTCGCTCTTTTACTTACTTGTGGTGACTTTGAAGAAGGAGCTCAAGTATATGGATGTGCTGCTGATAGAAACCAAGCAAAGATTGTATTTAACGTTGCAAAGAAAATGGTTGAGCTTAATAAGTACTTAAAAAAAGCAGTAAAGATTTCTGAATCAAAAAACAGAATTGAATACAAGAATAGTTTTTATCAGGTTCTTTCCGCAGAAGCTTACTCAAAGCATGGATTCAATATACATGGTGTTGTGTTTGATGAACTTCATGCTCAACCAAACAGAAAACTATATGATGTTATGACGAAGGGTTCTGGTGATGCTAGAAAACAACCTCTATTCTTTTTGATTACTACAGCTGGTGATGATACAAACTCTATATGTTATGAAGTACATCAAAAGGCAAAGGATATTCTTGAAGGAAGAAAGATAGATCCAACTTTCTACCCTGTTATTTATGGTGCAGACCCGGATGAAGATTGGACTGATCCTGAAGTGTGGAAAAAGGCAAATCCTAGTCTAGGAGTGACAGTAGACATTGAAAAAGTAAGAGCAGCTTGTGAATCTGCAAAGCAAATGCCAAGCGAAGAAAATACATTTAGGCAACTCAGACTTAATCAGTGGGTTAAACAAGAAAAGAGATGGATGTCCATGCGAAAGTATGATGACTGTTATGTTAATTTCAAACCTGAAGACTTGGAAGGTCGTGTATGTTATGGTGGATTAGACTTGTCATCTACCATGGATATTACTGCTTTTGTACTTGTTTTTCCGCCTAATGAAAGCGAAGACAAATATCATATCTTACCTTATTTTTGGATACCAGAAGAGAATATGAAACAAAGAATAAATCGTGACCATGTTCCATATGACTTATGGTCTCAACAAGGCTATTTAAAAACAACAGAAGGAAATGTAATCCATTATGGTTATATTGAAACTTTTATTGAGGAACTTGGAAAAAAATATAACATCAAAGAGATTGCTTTTGACCGATGGGGAGCAGTTCAAATGACACAAAACTTAGAGAACATGGGTTTTACTGTTGTTCCCTTTGGACAGGGCTTTAAGGATATGAGTCCTCCTACTAAAGAACTCATGAATTTAGTAGTAGGCAAACGAATTGCACATAATGGTAATCCAGTCCTTCATTGGATGATGGATAATATTACGATCAGAGAAGATCCAGCTGGAAACATTAAGATGGATAAATCTAAATCAGTAGAAAAAATCGATGGAGCTGTAGCAACGGTTATGGCACTTGATAGGGCATTAAGAAATGAAGGCACTTCTAATGAATCTGTATATGATTCAAGAGGTATCTTATTTATTTAAGGAGTGATAGATATGGGAATATTTAAAGGTATTTTTAGGTCAAGAGATAAGCCTGAAAATAAAGTCTTAGGCGGTGGCTATTCATTCTTGATGGGTAGTTCAACCGCTGGTAAAAACGTGACCGAACGTTCTGCGATGCAAATGACTGCTGTTTATTCTTGCGTTAGAATTTTGGCAGAAGCAGTCGCTGGCCTTCCACTACATTTGTATAGGTATAAAGAGGATAACGGAAAAGAAAAAGCAATCGATCATACACTTTATCATTTGCTTCACGATGAGCCTAATCCTGAGATGAGTTCATTTGTATTCAGAGAAACATTAATGACACACTTGCTTCTTTGGGGAAATGCATATGCTCAAATTATCAGAAATGGTAAAGGTGAAGTCATCGCTTTATATCCTTTGATTCCAAGTCGGATGACAGTCAATCGTGATGAGAATGGGCAGCTATATTACGAGTATTTCAGTGTATCAGACGATATTAACAGCAATTCTAGTAGAACAGTAGTCTTGATGCCAAGAGATGTGCTTCACATTCCTGGACTTGGATTTGATGGTTTGGTAGGCTATTCACCAATTGCAATGGCAAAAAATGCAATCGGTATGGCTATTGCTTGTGAAGAGTATGGAGCGAAGTTCTTTGCTAACGGTGCAGCGCCAAGTGGTGTATTAGAACATCCTGGAACGATTAAAGATCCAAAGAAAGTAAGAGAAGCATGGCAGTCACAATTTGGTGGAAGTTCCAATGCAGGAAGAGTTGCAGTATTGGAAGAGGGCATGAAATATACACCAATTTCTATCTCTCCTGAACAAGCACAGTTCTTAGAAACAAGAAAGTTTCAAATAAATGAAATTGCTCGAATTTTTAGAATTCCTCCTCACATGGTTGGTGATTTGGAAAAATCGAGTTTTTCAAATATAGAACAGCAATCTTTAGAGTTTGTAAAATACACTTTAGATCCGTGGGTTATAAGGTGGGAACAATCCTTAATGAGAGCACTACTATCGAATGATGAAAAGAAAGAATACTTTATTAAGTTTAACTTAGAAGGACTACTTCGAGGAGATTATGAATCAAGAATGAAGGGTTACTCAATTGGTAGACAAAACGGATGGATGTCAGCAAATGATATTAGAGAACTTGAAAATCTTGATCGTATATCACGAGAAGATGGTGGGGACTTGTATTTGGTAAATGGAAACATGCTACCGCTTAGAGATGCTGGTGCTTATGCAAATAAAGAAAACATACAGAAGGAGGATTCAAATGAAGAACAAGAAGTTCTGGGTGTGGAAAAATCTCAAGAACGAAGAATCAAACGCTGAAAGGTTACTAGAGATATATGGAACTATAGCGGAGGAAAGTTGGTTCGATGATGATATCACACCTAAAATGTTTCATGATGAGTTATTCAGTGGTTCAGGTGATGTAACTATCTGGATTAACTCGCCTGGTGGTGACTGTATAGCAGCAAGTCAAATCTACTCAATGCTGATGGATTATAAAGGAAATATTGCCATTAAGATTGATGGAATAGCGGCTAGTGCTGCATCAGTAATTGCTATGGCAGGTACTAAGGTGTTGATGGCACCTACTGCATTAATGATGATTCATAATCCAGTAACACTTGCTTATGGAGATCATACGGAAATGAATAAAGCCATTGAAATGTTAAATGAAGTCAAAGAAAGTATTATCAATGCTTATGAAATTAAAACAGGTATGAGCAGAGCAAAAATTTCTCGTCTTATGGATGAGGAAACATGGATGAATGCAAATAAAGCTATCGAACTTGGATTTGCCGATGACATTTTAAGAGATGAAAAGAAACAAGTAGAAGTTAAGGCATATGCATTCTCAACAAAACAAGTAGCTACTGCACTACTTAATAAACTTGCAGAAAACGAAAAAGAAATTATAAAAAATGGGCGAACAGCAAACGAACTGCTAGAACGCCTTTTTTTAATAAAGTAAAAAGGAGGAAACAAATAATGACTATTCAAGATCTTATTGAAAAAAGAAAAAAACTATGGGAAGGTGCGAAAGCATTTGTAGAAAGTAAACGTGATAAAGACGGATTACTTTCTGATGAAGACATCAAGACTTACAACGAAATGGAAACAAAAATCAAAGCATTAGGAGATGAAATTAATCGTATGAAGGATCAAGAGCTTTTAGAAAACGAACTCAAGAAAGCAACAAGTACACCTCTTACTCAAAAACCTGGTATGAATGAGGAAATGAAAACAGGACGCTCAAGCGATGCTTATAAGAAGGCTATGTTCAATGCACTTCGTACTAATTTCAGACAAGTGAGCAACATTTTACAAGAAGGAATCGACTCAAGTGGCGGTTACTTAGTGCCAGAAGAATATGACACTCGTTTAGTTCAAGGTTTATCAGATGAGAATATCTTAAGAAAACTTGGTACTATTATCAAAACTAGTGGTGAACACAAAATTAATATTGCTGGAACAAAACCTGCTGCTGCTTGGATTGAAGAAGGCGAACCTCTATCATTTGGAGATGCAACATTCAATCAAGTAATCCTAGATGCTCACAAATTACATGTTGCTGTAAAGGTTACAGAAGAACTTTTATACGATAATGCATTCGGTTTAGAAAACTACTTAATTGATCAGTTTGCTAAAGCTTTAGCTAACGCTGAAGAAGATGCATTCTTAAATGGTAATGGTGAAGGAAAACCTCTTGGCATTTTTGCAGTAAATGGTGGTGGTGAAGTAGCTGTCACAACGGCAAGCTCAACAGCGATCACTTATGATGAAATCGTCAACCTTGTGTATGCGTTAAAACGTCCATACAGAAAGAATGCTAAGTTTATTTTAAACGATCAAACAATTGCAACTTTGAGAAAACTAAAAGATGGTAATGGTCAGTACATCTGGCAACCTGCTCTTCAGGCTGGGGAACCTGATCGTTTGCTTGGTTATGAAGTGTTAACATCAGCATATGTTCCAACTATTGAAGCTGGTGCACCTGTCATTGCATTTGGTGATTTTTCATACTACAACATCGGTGATCGTGGTGTTCGTTCATTTGCTGAATTAAAAGAATTATTCGCAGGAAACGGAATGATTGGTTTTGTTGCTAAAGAACGTGTTGATGGAAAACTTGTACTACCTGAAGCAGTCAAAATCTTAAAGATTAAGGCTTAAGGGGGTAACGATATGAGTTACAATGTGAAAAATTATACCGAACAAGGTGGAGAGAAAACAGTAATTAATGGTGAGATTGTTATCAACGGTAAACTTACTGTTAATGAAAATGCGGAGGTAAATGGTGTAGAGAAAAGTCCCTACACCTTAAATCCTGCAACTACAACATCAATTGGCGGAGTAAAAAAAGCATTAAATGTAAAAGAATCTAGTGCATCAAACATAGGAACATTAAAAAATGACTTTAATGAACTGATCACTAAGTTAAAAGAAGCTGGAATTGTTTCAAAAGATTTATTCGATGTAACAGTTGGAACTATTCCTAATGAAATTGGGGATATTGTTACAAATCACAGCAAAATTGAAAGTATAACATTTAATGAAGGTACAGTTACTATAAAGGTTCCTGTAGATGAGTTGATTGCTTTTGATTCAAATAATTCAGAACAAGGTGTTCATAAATGGATTGGTCTTTCTATTGGAACTGGTCTAAATTCAATTATTGATGTTATTTATAACGGCTCTTATTCTTTAACGTCAGCTGATGTTAACGAAGCAACAACTGTAGGATGTCCAGCTGGATCATTTGTTTTATGGATCAAAGCAAATGAAGTAGTAGAAACTCCAAAGGTTATAACATTAGGTAAACCTGGATATAAAACAGAAACAATAACAATTATTATTGAAAACGAATAAGGAGGTGGTGGTGATGGCAACTTCAGATTTACTACAAAAAGTCAAACAAAATTTAATTATTGAGCATTCAGAAGATGATGGTCTAATTGAAAGTTACATCACCGCTGCAGTTTCCTATGCAGAAAGTTTCCAGCATGTTTCAGAAGGATATTATTTATCTCATGAAATGCCAGCGACAACAAAGCAAGCAATTATCATGTTAGCAAGTCACTTTTATGAATCTAGAGATGGATCAACTGGTGGTTTCTTTTCTGATAATGTTCAAGCAGGACAACAAGTATGGAATACAGTCAATTTGCTTTTAAGACTTGATAGGGAGTGGAAGGTATGAGTTATGGAAAAATGAACGATTTTATTCAGATAGTTCTTCCAATTAAGTCTAAAGATAAAGATGGTTTTATGAATGAAACTAAAGAAATAGTAGCGTCAATTAGGGCTTATCGTGAAGGTAGACATGGCAATGCAATGTGGGCTAATAGAGCCGCTTTCACTACAGCTACTGATTTGTTTAGGTTTAGAATTATACCTAATGTGAAATTAACAACAAACATGGTAATCGTATGTGATGGTTCTGATTTTGAGATATTTTCAATTGAGGATGTAAAAGGGAAAAAGATGTATATTGAAGTTTTAGCAAAAAAGGTGGAACCAGTAGATGGCTAAGGCAACTGTCAAAATGCCTGAAGAGTTTCTAAAGAAATTATCAAGATTAGGAGCTAAAACTGATGAGATAACAACTAAGGTTCTTGAAAGCGGAAGCGAGGTTGTTTTTGATAAAGTAAAAATCAATCTTGAATCCGTTGTAGGAAGAGACACAAAAGTCGAATCCAGATCAACAGGCGAGCTTGTTGACTCTTTAGGTGTCAGTTCAGTAAAGGTGGATAAAAATGGTAATAGCAATATTAAAATTGGATTTAGAGAACCAAGAAAAGATGGAAAATCAAATGCCATGATAGCAAACATCATTGAATATGGTAAACATAATCAACCAGCTAGACCTTTTCTAAAACCAGCTGTCAGATCGACCAAACAGGCATGCATGGATACTATGATCAATAAACTTGAGGAGGAAATTAATAAAATATGATGCTTCTTGAAAAACTCATATCGTTATTTTCTCAACTCGATGTTCCAATTGAAACAGGTATTTTTTCTGGACAAGCACCTGAACAATACATCGTTTTAATCCCTGTAACATCAACTTATGAACTTTATGCAGATAATTTACCAGAACAAGATATCGAAGAAGTAAGAATATCCATATATTCAAAAACAAACTACCTTAGTATAAAGAGGAGTTTGGAAAAATTATTATTAAAAAACGGCTTAACAATCACAGAAAGAAGATATAACGGATATGAAAAAGAATCCAAATATCATCATTTCACAATTGATGTGGCCGATCATTTTAACATTGAGGAGGAACAATAAAATGGCAACAATCGGATTAGATAAGTTGTACTATGCAAAGATTACCGAAGATGAAAATGGTAATGAAACTTATGGTACGCCTAGTCAACTGGCAAAGGCAATATCTGCTGACTTAAGTGTGGAGTTAAATGAAGCAACTCTTTACGCTGACGATGGACAAGCAGAAATTGTAAGAGAATTTAAGAGTGGTACAATTTCACTTTCAGTAGATGACATTGGCCATGACGTTATAGCAGACTTAGTAGGTGCAGTAGTTGATAATAACGGAGTACTGATTTCTGGTGAAAACGATACTGCAAATCCTGTAGCAATTGGTTTTAGAGCTAAAAAATCTAATGGGAAATATAAGTACTTTTGGTTATACAGAGTGTTGTTTAATATCCCTGCGACAAACCTAGCTACGAAAGGTGATGGTATTACATTCTCAACACCAACTATCGAAGGCACAATTTTAAGAAGAAACAAACCAGATACATCACTTAAGCACCCTTGGAAAGCTGAAGTAACTGAATCTGAGAGCACTAAAACAATTATCGAAGATTGGTATGATGCAGTGTACGAACCAACTTACGCTGGAATTCCAGTTCAACAGGAGGAATAAAAAATGGGTGATGACAGAAGCACCGCTATTAATATTGGTGGTAGAGAATTCGAGTTATTACTAACTACCAAAGCAACAAAAGAGATTGCTAAAAGATATGGTGGATTAGATAAACTTGGCGATAAGCTTTTAAATAGTGAAAACTTTGATGCTGCATTATCGGAAGTTGTGTATTTAATTACACTTCTTGCTAATCAACCGATATTGATTCATAACTTAAGAAACAAAGGAAATGAAAAGGATCTATTAACTGAAGATGAAGTTGAACTATTAACAACGGCAAATGATTTAGGCAACTTTAAAGATGCAATCACTGAAGCATTGTTAAAAGGAACAAAAAGAAACGTTGAGAGTGAAGATCCATCAGAAAACGCACAGGACGAGTAAGTGACGAAGAGTTGTTTACTCGTCTTTTATATTACGGCATTGTTCACCTTCACCTCGCACAGGAAGAAGTATGGATGATGCCTTTTGGTCTTTTACTAGACCTATGGGAATGTCACAAACAATTTATAGGTTTCTCTAAGCCAAAAGTGGAGCATTCCATTGATGATATTTTGCCTGATGGCATCTAAAGGAGGTGAAGCATGTGGCTGATAATTTTGGTTTAAAAATTGGTATTGAAGGCGAGAAGGAGTTCAAAGCTCAGTTAGTCGAAATCAATCAATCATTTAAAGTGTTAGGCTCTGAGATGAAACTAATCGAGAGTCAATTTGATAAGCAAGATAAATCAGAGCAAGCTTTAGCTGCTAGAAATGAAGTACTGCAAAAATCAATCGATACACAAAAACAAAAAATAGAAAAATTAAGGTCGGCTTTAAAAAATGTTTCAGATTCTTTTGGTGAAAATGATAAGAGAACAAAAGCATGGCAAGTTCAATTGAATAATGCTCAAGCAGAACTTAATGACATGTCTAAAGAACTCAAGAAAAATACAGAGTTACTTGGTGATAATAGCGAAGCATCTGATGATGCGAGTGATTCAACTGATGATTTGGGAGATTCTTTACAAGACAGTAGTGATAAAGCTGATAATGCTGGTGATCAATATTCTAAACTTGCAGGATTAGCTAAATCAATGGGAGTCGCTCTTGCAACAGCAATGGCCGCAATAACAGCAGCAGCAATTGCAACTGGTGTTCAACTAGTAAAACTTGGTGATGAGTATAACAAAGCAATAAATCAAATTGCAGCATCAACAGGTGCAACTGAAGAAGAACTAGAACAATTAGGATCAATTGCACAAAGTGTTTATACACACAACTTTGGAGATAGCCTGGAAGATGTAGCTAATGGAATATCAGCAGTAAGTCGAGCAACAGGTTTGATGGGTGAGGAACTTCAAAAAGCTACGGAATCAGGATTTGCACTACGTGATACTTTTGGGTACGACTTAAAAGAATCAGCACAAGCAGTGTCTTCATTAATGAAAAACTTCGGTATTTCTTCTGAG